GAGGAAACACGCCGCCTTGGAGGTGCGACGAATCTCTTGTAAAGTTGCAGAACAAAAATAGAAAGGAAAAATTTCCCCACCCGTACGTCGGATGGATAAAAAACCTTAATTTTGTTTCTAAACAAGAGACGCAGAAACTTTCTGCTGCTTCATGGGTGTAATGTACAGGGTGTATGTATGATAAATATGTGCAATATGTATAGGAAGAACCTAGGAGCGTAAAACTCCCACCGTGTACCTTGGTACTGTGACAAAGACAAGAAAACTGAAGTCTTCGCCAGTGGCGTAATTGACGGTCATGTTGACAGGGCCGACACTGCTGAAAGTGAGTCGATAATGATTCATAGCTCCGTCAAAGGAGGGCCAAGCTATTGCTGGTCCAGCCCGTGAAGGTAAAAATCGAACACGATCGTAGTAAGGAAACTCGATGCTATAAGATCCAATGGATCTAACGCATGCGAAGTGCGCACCATCCAAATCAGATATTCCGTTAAAGTCGTTTCCAGGATTCCCAAAGATGGGAAGATTACGGCTATTAGACGGAATTCGTCTGGTATGACAGTAGAGCGCTTCGGCTGCGGAAGCACAGGGTAGTACAGTGACGCGCATCGATCCGCGAATGCCCAAAAACCCTCTCTCCAAGTAATTGAAAAGGGTCATTGAACGTTTAGTCATATTTGCTCCGGGGGCTCCTCTGGGGTAATGTGGCAGATCCAATTGCTTGGCTCTACTACCCGAGAAGACGGCAAAGTACGACGTGGTAAATCGCTTCAATAATGTGCGTAGTGATAGAATTTTCTCGCCATAGAAAATATCGCTATCGTCCGGAACCCAACCTTTCTGTAATTGAACATCAGGTGTTGTGGGTTCTGGCGCATCATCAGAAGACGTTACGTTTTCGTGTGATGCTGCCTGCGGCACTGCAGTATTCCTTAGATAAGTAAACGAATCAAAGAACAAGTCTCTGGGAACATTCGAATACAATGTTGACCTTGATGCCACTGAAGTGTCCTCAGGGTCCGCGCTCGCTCCTAAACCAATAACTGGTGTGCTTGGCACATGGTTGCCAATCACCTGATTTAGGCGAACTTTTCCCGAATCTATCTCAACATCCAATCCTAGGGTATTGGTTGCAGTCACTGTGACTAGTTCTATTCCTACAGGGAAGGAATAAGTCACAGATCTCAGGATCGGTCTTGATGTTGAGTTAGATGTTATGCGGAAGAATGGGGTTGTTGGAAGAAATGTTGCTGTTGCTTCCCCTCCAATTCCAGTAGAAGTGAACTCTGTCACTGGTACTCCACTGGTAATGGTAGTTGGAAAGCTATCTAAGCTGTGCCTAGTAAAATAGTCACTATCTCCAGTCCCAGTCCCCTGCACTGTTAATGATACAGAAGTACCTTCATAAAAGAATGGCAAGAAGAATCCTGCCGCTTCTGGGGTAAACATCCCTTCGTATGTGACGTTGCCATCGATAAGGATGCCTCTGATATTGTTATTGACACCAATGCCTTGTCTGAAATTTTGTGAATTCCATAATCCAAACTCGGCTGGTATAACATTAGAGGTGAAGGTTGTAACATTAGTTGGAATCGGTTCTAAGTCGAGCGATTCATCAGGAGTGAGAAGACTCCCGCCCGGAATGTCGGGACCAAATGGATCACCATTGATGGTTAGTCCATTGATCCTCTCCTGGGTGGGGTCTTGGAATGAAAAGTCTTCACATAATCGGAAATAAATGTTAACTCTGGTTATTTGGACGAACTCCGAAGGAGCCGTAAGCTGATTGAGAACAAAAATTCCGAATTGGCCGTTATCTGAAGCGCGAGCTGGGAAACTCGTTGCTGAATAGGCCGGAATAACTTCACTCCATTCCTGTGCGGACTCGGAAACCACAGGGAGGTAGTTACCGTCTTGCAACCAACCCAATTTATACACGGTCGACTCTTTGCAAGTCAAATCGAGTATTGCACGATTGGCAATGTTGAACTGTTCAAATTGCGCCGCTGTGTTGCTCACAATGATAGGGTCGTGAACCACGACTAATCTACCACGATGGTGTGCTGACACTACGGGTTGAACCATTATTTCGACACTTCCGTGCCAAGATTGGAATAAATTAGCAATCCAACCTTGATTGGTTAATTGTAAGACATTACCTGCCAGTGCTCCTTGTAGGGGATTAACCCCCATATTGAACAACATGGTTCCAGGTCCGTCTGTTGTGGACCACTCGAACTGCGTCAAGTAATTCCACTTGCGTGAATGATAAGCCAAACTCAATTGGTCTTCATCTGATGCGCCCATCAAAGTAGGAGAAATGAGACATTCCTTCTTTGCTGTAATTGACAATGCACCCCCCGCGAACGGGGTATCTGTACATGCCAAATCCGTGTGGTAAGGGCTTACTAATTCTCTAGGTCGAGAATACCCAAACATTTTTGCGACGGATACACCTACTTTGGCAACCATTTCTGTAGCCTTTGCATACATACCGATTCCAGGAACGTCTTTCAATGCTCCTGCAACCATGCCAATAACATTGGCTGGTCCCGATATGATACCATACTCACTCGATTGAGGGACGGCTTCCGTCGTCCCGTTCAATTTGGGTGATTTGAGCATGGCGAAGATGGATATGGAAACAGGGACTGTTCCGTCGTTTGAGTGTCTCAACTCATTAAACGGTGTTACAATCAGTCTTCCTAATTGATTCCACCCATTATCGGGTATGCGTAGGGAGTGATTGGGATGGAGAAATGGTACAAGTAATTCTCCCCCCTCACTAGGGTTGGGATCGCACATAATGTGCTGCATCTGATGTAAATTGATCAATGATAAATCATTCGCTCCGGTGTCAAGAAATATCGAGTCCTGCCCACCAAAAGGCAGATAGGACGCGATCAATCGACCGGAGTAAAATGGTCCACCATTGAGAACGATTCTAATTTCCAAATCGGATCTCATGTTCATGAAATTTTCAAGTCGAGATTTCACCCTCGCGTCTTCGCAGACTGCGGTCCAGGGATCTATCACATCGTAGAAATTTTCCATTGGAATCCATTCCCGTGTATAGATTAATACGGGTCTTTGCAGGAAATTGTGAGAATCATAAGGATCATTCACTATCTTTGTCGTCGGGTCTTGGCTAGATCTCTCTCCAGAGATCCAACCGGGTTCCACGGATTGGAAGGCGACATTCTCATCCATGGGTTCTTCGTTTTTAAGTGTTGTGTTTTGTATTTGTGTAGTAATCATAAAATGTATTATTGTACAACGATTAGAGGTACAGTAGAACTGAATATACAAGGGCGGCGCGGATTATCACGCTAACCGTCCAAAGATCTTCTTTCGGAGGAAATAGCCTCTCCAGGATCATCTTCAACGTCCTTAAAAATTTTTTCTAATCTACGATTAATCCAGTAATCGTAGCCCCATTCGGGGATTTCTTTGATCTCGTCTCCTAATCCGCTTGCGAGCAAAGCCTTTCGCAGCTTTGCTGTTTCCCTTTCGAACACATCTTCCGGATGCCTAGAAACTTCCAACATGAATGGGGTCACATTTCCTAAGAAGTGATCCAACTCGTTTATGTCGGATAGTTTCCAATAGATTGGCTTCCAGATGCTGTCCAAATCCAAGGGGGACTCAATGAATCTTCGACCCCTCCAGAGAGTGGGACGAAAGGTCCTCTTACAAAAGACGATTTTGTCAATCTCTTGATAAGACAACCCTCCATCCTTCCCTCCAGGGGTGATTTTCATGTTGAAAGAGGCGAATGTCGTCTGAACGCGTTCCGGTGTGATCAGGGGGTTATCCGTTGCAAAGTCTGCATCGTCACCCTGGACAGCCAAAAAGCATTGTTTCAGAAAAGGGATCATGTCTTTGTCCGCTACGTCTGCGTGCATAATTCGGTACGCGCAACGCCACAATAGCGAGTTCACAACCCCATTCACCAACAGAGTAATCCACACTCCAGATTTGAGAACACCGTAAAACGAGACCAATGCCAAGTTGTACTCGACATCAGCGTCACGCATACAATCGATGTACGCGAGACAAGCTCGTACTTCTTCTGGTGTGTAACCTAGAGCAGGAAGGAGTGCAATGAGAACCTCTTTTACGCCTAAGAAAGTCTGTGGTCCCTGACTGGTATCAAAACCTGAATAGTCAGTGTCCATCTTGTACTTCTTTTGCGTGAGGAGATTCATCAATTCACCCCAATCCTCGGTTGTGTGATTCATTCCGCCCATGAGACCTGAAGCGGCGGGAACAGCGTGCAAGAACGTATTCAAACGTGCAAACAACATTTTTCCAGCCATGAGAAAGTGCGTAGGGAATATATAAAATACTCTCACCTTGCGCTTTCCCAGAATTTCTTCCTTCACGACGATCTCATCTTTCAGAGCGGTGGAGACGCGGGGATACACCATGACTCCCGATTCAAGATCGGAAATCAAGCGCATCGTCTCTTCTTCCACGGTCGGGTCCCATTCTAGTGGGAGGGTGGATTCTTCTCTCCAGAAAATCTCTTTCTTCTTCGGAAAACCAGGACCACCTGAGGTGTTGATGTCGACTTTCGAAACGAATCGATTGTCCATCACACCATTCACAGCTTCAAAAAACGAAATCTTAGCACCCTTCTTCTTCAATTCCGGAGGAATGAGTAAGATGAGAGGGTACACATAATCGTTCGCTGCCCAATCCATGATTTTTGGATCCATGATGGTCATACGATTTTGAATTTTTGTGAAATTGTTTTGGTAGTCCCTGTGCCTCAAGAAACGCGGAGGTCCCCATTTGTCTTCATCACGAGGTAAGTACCTGCTTAGAAAAGCGGGGACCACACTCGAGGACGGGGATACTCCCTCATCCAGACTTCCTGTCAAGGTGAGGAGTTTCTCTCGGGATTCAGCGTTTGAAGTGAAAGCTTCCTGGAAACATGAACGCGGATGCAAATGTTCTGGTAGTGAAACCTTTTTCATCTTGCCTCCTCTCATCACGAATTCATCATGAACACATGAGTGAGGCACTGCAATAGATGTGTTATCAAGGTAACCAGAAAGCATATCCGGTGTCAAAGCATAGGCCACGCCGAACTTCTTTTCAGCCGTGTCCAATGCTCCTCCCATGTGGAAGGCGATGATCTTGTACGGAGGTGCCGAGGAGAATACGGGGAGCATGCACATACCAGGTTGTGTTTGGTAGTTCATTGCGTAGTATCCTCGTTGATGTACAAGCATTCCATTGACTTTGGTTCCATTGTCAGAATACTCTTCATATCTGAGTGACAGTGGTGTCCACCCTCCTTTCGTATCTGGGTACAAACCGGAGTTGTGTCCGAGATCGCACGACAACAACTGATCAGTTATTCGAACCTCAATTTGCCCATCTAGGCAAATGAAGCACCAATCAGTGTTGGGTGGGTTAACGACCTTGAGCACTTGACACAATCTAATGCTGTCCACTTTTCCTGGACGCCCGATTGTAATCCTCCTCTTGTCGACCAACCCCTCCCATGCATGGAAAGGCATCAGTAACACTTCTCTGGAACAAGCATATGTGTAACAGAGAGGTCGACCTTGGTTGTAGACCTGAAACGTTCGACGAGTGTACTGCTGATAGCGTTCATCGAGTGTTGTTGTTCCCTTCGGTTCGGATGGCATGAAACTGACGAAATTGTCCCACAGAGTTGACTTCTTTTCCTGAATCACATCCATTGGATTTTCCATGAATAGTGCTTCCGGACGAGCTTTCAGAAAAGTTCTCATGAAGCTCAGAAATTCTCGGGAAATAGTCAAGCAAGCCAAGGCTTTAACGCCAACAATGAACATGGGTTCATCGCCGAACAAGCCTAATCTGACTTTTGCTACAATACATTCCGTTGCAATGTTCTTGATGTGACATGCGATGGTGTAAACCACGACTGCAGTCCCGTAAATACAGGCGAGTCCGAGGTAGACATCGTACATCAGCAATGCCGCGTAAGGAATCAACATCAAAGTGGCTATCGATCCTGTTGTAAGGAGAATTGCCGCTTGTTTCTGAACCGTGGCTTGCATAAAAACTTCGAAATAACTCTTTCCGAGATCAATCAAGTTGTTACCAATCCAATTTCCGATTGTCGATTGCAAACGAGGCACCTTCATCTTGGCAAACCAGTCAACGACATCGTTGTACAGAGCTTGAGCCATGACATTTGAACATGTTTGAAAACTTTCCGGTCGAACATTTTTCGCAAGAGCATCGATTTCCATTTGAGGAATTACCGAGCAAGTCGCGCAAAAACATTTGAGACATTTGTGGACACACATTTCTTCGTTTTTCAGCTCCATCATGTCATTCACCAACTTTTCCTGCTGTCTGAAGTGCTTCTCCCATTCGTCTACCCAAATGGGCATCCATTCCTCAATCCCTTTGGTTTCGACCTTATTTCCTAATTTGTCTTTCTTGAATTCCATGGATACCGTTGAAGGTTTGTTGTCCTTGGAAACTCCTAGCGGAGCCAAATTCGGATATATGGGTGTCAGGGTGTGGACAGGAGTTGCAACAGTGCACAAGTCAGAATTGATAGTACCATCTTGTTTTGCAAACTGTGGTTTCACTCTCACTTCATACGACTTGACGCGGTTCCAAAAAGAGGGGAGGTCATTGCAGTATTGCAGACATTTTAAGTCGTACACATTCGAAGTAATAATTACTAGCTTCGGTTTATGTGCTTGACAACCTTTTTTGTCTGCCTCTGCTTGAATGGAAAGGTAAGGAGCATTGTTCACGATACGGACCAACTTGGCTAACAACAATTGCTGAATGTCTTGTTCAGATATCTTTGCGTTTGCCACGTCGTCCCATATGTAGATGTCTTTTCCTTCAAGGTGACCGTCATGATATTTCCCGTCTGATGCTCGCCAAATTCTCTCTTCCGAGGCTGTTATGCCTTGAGATCTAGCAAAGAGGGCGATCGTTTGTTCAACGAGAGAGGACTTGCCAATCGAACTCTTACCCACAAAACTGAAACAAATCGGTCTTGCGCGCGGGTTATGAGTGTACTTCGATGTAGCCATCCTTTCCTTGATGTTGTTCAATTCATTGATCCATACCATATAGTGCGTGGTTGATCTTAATGAATAACGATCCCTCTTGTGCATGATCTGCACAGTTGCTGACAAATCCATTCCCAGTTTATATACCTCATCGGCAAATTTTTCGGGAGTTTCATGGACTCGCTCGAGTGTTCCGCTCATGAAATTTTCAACACGAGAACGGACCCAAGCCATGCGTCTGCTAACAGAGGATGGAAAGAGGAATCCCACGACATCATCAGGAGAATGCGCGGCAACTTCTACAAACTCAACAACGTATTCTACCACGTTAAACATGAGTTCGAGAAAATCTGCACCTTGCATTGATTCTCCTGGGATCAGCTTGTCCAACTTTTTCAAGTTGGCCTTGAGAACATCATCGTCATCAACTAGTGAAGAACAGATGATCCCAGCCAAAGCGGACTTCATGAATATACCCAAGCGAGATTCAGAAAAGTTATCTTTCATCTCGCGCAAGTTGTTCATATAGGAAGACACCTTGGAAGCTTCTTGTCGTGCGACCAGAGGGGGCAACTGATGTTCGGCATTTGTTCCAACGTCAGCATCAGTTAGCTTCGAAACGTTTGACTCAAAGAAGTTCTTCAGATCGGATCTCCTTAAAAGAGCGATTCCGAGGCATCTTTGCGTCAGATCTTCAACTGTGCGGGCACTTTTGCAAATGAGAAAAACTGCGAACAGATCTTGACACACTCCTTGCCAGTTGACTCCTTTGACAGAAGGTAATTTCTTGAATGCATTTGGTGTTTCTTGAACTATTGCTTTCATTACCTCCTCTTCTTCAGCTGTATAGGTATAGTGAAGAAGACCACTAGCTGCTGTAAACATTCCTGCTGCAGCGGCACCTATGGCTAAGGATTCCGGGCGTGCCTTAAGACTGCCTTCTTTCTGTCTGATGACATAGCGTAGGCGATCCAAATATCGGCAAAATGCGTCAAACTCCTCTCCTTCCGAAAGCTTACCTTGTACCAGTTTCACGTAATAACGGATTGTAACCAGTTGAGGAAGTTCCAATGAGGAAAAGGGAAGATCAACGTCATACCACCACCTGTACTTCTCGCGGAAAGTAAGGGATGGTATCTTCCCCCAAGGCATTTCAATGAAATCGAAACGATCGGCATCTTTTGACAATTCGCGCATAAGAACGCGAGCAACTAAGCTGCCGACCCTGTTCGATCCCGGTATGAAATCGGGGCCCTGGAGGGATGTGTGTGCTTTTTTAGCGCCTACACGGGCGCTTCTTGGGATTCGGTGTTTCAGACACTCCCAAATTAGAGTCTGCTGTCTGTGCTGAAATGCTCGTTCCTCGACGGTTGGGTGCCACAAGTGGACCAAATGTCTTCGAGGGAAATACGAAATCTGCACGTCACAGATCGTCATGTTATTGACGATAATATGCCGTAGGATGGCATTGATTGTTGGATAACGCCCCAACGCGTCTACTGTTGCTTGCCACTGTTCAAATTCGAACAGGACCAGGTAGCAGAAACCCGGTTTGTATTCATTCACATCACTCAGATGAGATGAGTTCGTCAACATTGTTGACTCCGAAACGACACTGGACGTATCGTCATCGCGCGCCCTTGGGCGACTCGACTCGTTGAAGTCCGCGGGGATCAAGATTGGATTCATAACTAACTAAAGAAACAAACCAACCTCAAAACCTGCGAACCGGAACGAGTCTAAAAAGCACAGAAGTGTTTTTTAGACCTGCAACGGTCCGTTCCAAACAGATTATACAATCTCCTACCATTATAGCCAGTATACCGCCGTGCGAAAGCGGGCTTAACTAGGTAACTGTTTTTGATCATCACCTATCGCCAATACCTACTCCGAAGAGTTTATCTGGTACTGGTTAGATCGACAATGAAAAGGTCATTACTCCCAGCGAATGAAACTAAAGGTTTAAACCATGTGCATAAAGCACCAGCGGCATGGGTAGCCACTTTTGTAAAGCTCGGGTTGTTTACCGATACGATAAGTTCTCTACGGCAGAGCACTCCTCCCTTGTGGAAGGTGGGTTGGACTTGATGAATCAATCCATGAGCAGTCCTTACTCATAGATAGGGCGGGTATTTTACCTGCTTGCCGGGCAGGCGTTCGCAAAATGATTGGTGCTGCTGTGTCTCCTAACACAACATTTCAAACGCAAACTAAATTCGTTCTGGAGATTTATAGTGTGGGGACTTTAACCCCACCATAGGCACTCGAACAGGTAACCTAATGATTATCGACGACATCATTCCACTTAAGGCTATATGGAATCGACGAGACATATTTATACTGCTGCTCTTCTCACAGTTTTTAGCAGGTCTTTAGGCTGTTTGCTGGACAGGCGTTCACAAGTGATTGGTACTATCATGTCTCCTAACATGACAAATCAAATGCAAACATTGTTTGTTCTAGAGATTTATGGTGTGGGGACTTTAACCCCACCATAGGCGCGCGAACAGGCAACCTAATGAGTATCGACGACAGCATTCCACTTAAGGCTATCTGGAATCGACGAGTCATATTTATTCTCTCGCTCTTCAAAGAGTTGGGCTTCTTAGGCACCTTGATGCATAAAGCATCGATTCCTATTATTAGTACGGAAAACCGTACAACAATAGTGTCTGTATAGGGGGATGTATCCTATAAACATCTACAAACTGAATCTAGTAATCTAAGGATGATTGGGTTTTTGAGACTGGTTAAATCTCTTACTTATTTCGATAATGGTGACCAAACCAATAAGTAATCCTAGTTTCATGAAAAATATATGTCACATAAAAGTAAAGTGTCCGAGGGACCGGACAAGTTACCTTTTGTGCAAGTATCATAAACCGTAGCGTATGATACCTGAATTAAGAATGAATCTTCACAAAAGTATACAATCCGAAGTTAACCGGAGAATACACCTTCATGGGTGTTTCAAAGTTAACACATACATAATCAAAAACGTGGCAGTCATAC